GGCGAGGTGATGCGGTGGCCGGCAAGAATCTTGGTGGTGCATTCCGTAGCCAAGAACTCATACATCCCGTCGTTATCGTTGGGATTGACGGGCGTCAGCTGAGGGGCGTTATCGGAGCCGTCGTTGAAGCTAATCAGGAGCCGCCCGGCGTTATTGCTTCCGCTGAACTTATCGTTCACGTGGCGCTCTATGGTGCGCCTCTCCTCGTCGCTGGGGATGCCGTTATTAAAGGCCAACATCATCGAAGGAAAGAGGCCGTTCTTAATGTTGTTGAGGTGGAAGCTCGACACCTCACGATCGAGCTCAATGTAATTGGTTGAACCCACGTAATCGGGCAGGCCGTAATAATGGATGCCCGGAGTCCAGGACTTGATTTGGTACACGCTCGCCGCCTGTGTGCGGTCCTCGGTATCCCATGCGGGGTACTCGATGGGGGCGTACCTGTTCTCCCTGACGCGGGACCAATCCGGAGAGACGAAGAACTTGTCTACCCTCCCTTGACTGTCTGCGATACCACACCGCACCGAGTGGGCAGGCAGGAATCGAAGCTCGGCTATCTCCGTGCGGACGCGGTTCCAAATGACCTGAACGTAACACTGCCCGTAGAGCTTGAGGTCGAAACACAATTGCCGCAAGAGGTGCTCGTCGGACTGCTCCAACATCCGTTGTGTCTTGAGCCATTGTTCCGGCTTCTCTTCCCTGTCGGTAGCGTCGAGGCCCTCGCCGTAAATCATCTCGCTCACGCCATTGACCACAGCGGATTGAATGGAAGACCCAAGGAACAAGTCCCGCAGGTAATCGCCGTAGAGGTTATCGTATCCGTAGGTCACAAACTCCCGCCCCGGTTGCTCCCGGAAAAGGGGCAGCTCGTGGGTGGGTAAGCCGTAGACGTTGAACTGGTGCTTTTCACTCATAGTAGGCGAAGGTTTCGTCGGCGTCGGTGTGGCTTGCGTAGGTCGTTTCTTGGTACGCTTCGGTGCTTGTCGTGGCATCTTCTTGCAATAGTAACCCGCTGTCTTCCTTGGCGAGGATCAAGGACGATTCAGTGAGGATAAAGCCTACCTGTTCGCCGCTTGTAAGGTAGCCCAATCCTTTCTCAAGAATGACATCCGTGGAAGAGATAGGCAACAGGTCGGCGGTGTTCGAACGCTCAACTACTCGATATTGAATGTAGCCCTCTGGCCAGCTGGGGCCGGAGAGGTCGACGGCAGTGGCCCCCGTTTCGCTCTGAGCGTCGAAGGTCATCGTCGCAAAGCGGTCGGTGACGGTTAAGGTCTTAGAGTTGAGCATGACCACCTTATCTGTGGTGAGGCTGGTCAGCTCAATTCCCAACGTTGTGATGGTCGGGCCATAGGTCGCCGCATTAGCCGCCCCACGCTTTTCTTTGGGGGTGAGGTAGATGGTATTCTCTACGCTTGCCGTGTTGTTTTTGACCACCAGTATCATCGTAAGGGGATATAAGAAAGGGCCACCTCTCGGCAGCCCTTCCTAAAACACACAAAAAGCAAAGGAACTTACCCTGTTGTGACTGTCACATTTCCGGGGGTGGTGAGTCCATCGAAAGGATAGACAGCCGTACCCGCGCCTGCGGTAGCTTCTAAGAGATAGTAAGGGGCAGCTTCACGACCGGCAAAGGTCAAGGTCTGTCCGCTCATCTCATTACGTGCGGCTCCTGAAGTCAGGGTGCCGCCGTTGAGGTCCATGCCATACGTAGCCCCGAACAGGTATACGTTGTCGTTGTTATCGAGCACGAAGATTTGCGACCGGTTGCGGCTGATGAGCCGAATTTGCTCCGGGTCGCTTTCTTGGTGCTTTTGGAGAACCAGGTTCAAGGTCTGCTCGAAGAGAGAAGCCCCCGTCGCTGGGTCGCTTTGCACGTTGATGGTGAAGGAAGACAAGTCCGGGCGAAGGTCGTACTGGAGTACGGTCATCGCTGGAAGATCCGTAACGGTGAAGCTCTCGCCGGAGGCGGTGGCTACTGTCGCAGACCCTGCCGTTCCATCACCCGTGCCCGCAGCGGTCACAAGTCCGCCCACGTAGTCGTTCACGAAGAATACCTTCGAGAGACCGCCGAGAGCGTCCTTGCAATCCAATGCGCGGCCGAGGGTGATAGTACAGGCCATTATGCAGTGAAGTCGAATCCTACAACGCCGTCTCCTGCGACAGCTACGTTCACACCGATAGCGAAGTCCATGGTCACCTTGACGTTATCGCTTCCGTCGTACTGATACACGGGGATGAGGCTTGCGGCCTCGTTGCCTGTGTATGCGTTCGTCGCTACCACGATATTGTCGGGGTATGTGAAGGCGATGATGTCGGCAGTGTTAGGAATGCCAGCAGTTGGATAGACAGGATAGCCGAGGTAGTTGGCTCCGCTCAAGTCCTGGTTATAACCGGGGCCTGTGTTCTGCGCTGCAAGGGCTTGCTGGAAGAATGCATAAGCCTCATAGGACAGGTAGAAACCTGCACCGGGTTGCAACAAGATGCCGGGGCTGGCTGACGCTTGATCGAAGACCGCGTTCATAGAAGCCAAGATGGTCGTGGCAGTGAAGGCGCCAATGCCCTCCAAGTCAGCCTCAGCGAATCCACCCATCTGACCCGCGCGAACGTGAGTGATGTCAATGGTTCCGTTATCAGACAAAAAGCCAGTAGACAAAGGAGAGCCTCCGGTCCAAATCAAAGACTCGACATCGTTAGCGGCTTGGGCAGCTGTAGAAGCGAGGAGGAACTGAGCGAAGTCAGCGGGGATATCTCCGTTGCGGCTCATGCGACCCTGAGCGGCCATCCACGTGGGGAAGATGGTGGCGCGGCAAATTGTCTCCTTGACCATCAAGTCGTCCAAGGTAATAATCTGCTCGGTGAGCTGGGTGTTGGCTCCGTCTGTACCTGCACAATCGGCGGCCTGGATTACGGTGGCTCCACCAGCTTGTTGGTTGAACCCAACATTGTTGATGACGGCCTTGTACACGACACCCTCCATCAGGCGGGCGCGGTTGTTCTTTAGGGTCTCCGCGCCTGTGATGGCGGCGGTTACGTATGGCAGTGCCAGCTCTCCGGCATAAGTGCCGCTGACCACAGACATATCGAAGTTGTACTTCTTACTCATGATAAATTGGAAATGATATTAATGGCGTGATCGACGCCGGAAAGGTTGGGGTTGTTTTCTTTTTTGAACTCGGCCTTGGCGAGTACGCGGTCCGGCTCTGCGGCGGGTGCGTTCTCCAAGGTTTCGAGGCGCTTGTTGATGGCTTCAAGGGCGGTGGCCATCTCGTGGGCCATCTCTACCTGCATGCTCATCTTCTGCTTTTCGTCGTCTTCGTCGGCCATCTCCTCCTCTTTCTTCTCCTCCTCGGCTTCGACCTCTACGGGGACCATAGCCTCACGGACCACCTCGACAATCTCTTGAGCTACCTCCTCAGAAATCATGAACTTATCGACCAAGGCAGCTTTGACTGCGGCCATCTCGTCCTTCTCTTCTTCGTGCTCTGCGGCTTCGACCTTCTCCTCTTCGTCCTCCATCATCTCCACCTTGCTATCTGCATCAACGGTGATTTCTCCGCCGTCGGAAAGTTGATGGGAACCAGCTTCGAGAGGTGCGGCCTCGCCGTCATCGCTCAACACACGCACGGAGGCGCCGGCTGAGAATTCATCGGCTTCGGTAGCCACGACACGCCCGTCCTCAAGGCGGGCTTCTTTGTAGAGCTCGGCCCGCTCGTCTACGACGCTTCGGACGGCCTCCTTGAGTTTTTCAATTACTGACATGGTTGGGGTATCTATGGGGTTATATAACGCGGTTTTACTTGTTTGTGACGAGGGGGTCGAGTTCCTCGTGGGTGGCGCATGGCATAAACATTCGCGTCCCGTTGATCTCGTGGAGGTGGTGACCACTACACCCCAGCGCCTCGGCCATCAACTCAGCTTCTAACACAGTGGCAAAGAGTGGCTTTCCGTCAAGGTATGCGGCGGGCTCCAATACTTCGCGCACGGCCTGGGCGATGGTCTCGATGGTGACGTCCTCCATCTGAATCAGCTTGTCGACGAAGTAGCCCTCGATGGAAAAGCCGCGATATTTCTTGTCCTTGACATCGGCCCATACGTCTTCGTTGTGGACACGTACCGACACCATCCATGTTCCCTTGGGTACGTCGTAGCCATAGACTCTTGACTTGTCGCGGTCCACATCGGAGACAATCCAGCTCTCAAAAATGGAGAGGCCGTTGACCTTGGCTTGGTGCTCAACGGTATACTCGTCGTTGCGCTTCTGCTGCATGAAGAGCTCCGCCGCTTTCTCTACCGTCTCCTGGGAGAAGTACACCTCGAACTCCTCCTCGTTGACGTCGTCATATCGCGGAATCATCTTCTCCGGAATCAAGGCCGGACCGATCAGGAGCTTCTTGTCTTCGTCTACGCGGGCAAGGGTGAAGCGGTTGTCTCGGTTGAAGAACACGAAGTTCTCCTCGATGGCCGGGAACTTCACGAGGCTGATGGCCTCCACTCCGAAATCCTCCTGGTCCTCATCAATCAATAGCTCGACTGTCCTCATAGCGTGGTCTGAATTTGTAGCTCTCTGTTCAAGGCTTGCTTGTTGCTAATCTCGTTCTCTACTACATATGCGCGGACGGGTTCCGGTGTGGCCCCCTGCTGATTGGGAACGAGAGAACCCACATCGACACCGACGGAATCAACTCCGCCGCCCTGTGGGATACCTCCACCCCCTGCGGCGCTACCTCCTCCGCCACCGGTGAACTGGGTGCTCTTAATGGCGGCCACTTTTGCCAGACCTGAAGCGACGGCAATACCTGCGGCAATCTGTGCGCGGATAACGCTTGTCGGGTCGAGGGGGATGATTTGGGAGGCGTAGGCTTTCTGCGCGGCCATGTATGTATTTACCAGCGTCTCGGCGATACTGATAGCCTTGTTTCTGTTAAAGGCTTTCTTCGCGCTCTCTTCGGTGTCTTTCTCTGAAGCCTCTGTTAAGCTCTTTAGAATGGAGAACGTTCCGGCGCGCGCTTCGGTTTGTAGTTGCGTCTGTGCCGCTTCTACTTTGGCGGTAAATGCGGCTTTGTCTTTTGCGGCTTGGTCCTCCAGCTTTTGGCGCTCGTCCAATCCCTTCTGTAACGCATCGGTGCGGGCTTTCTCTGCCGCTTCTATTTCTGCCGTCCGACCTTGTTCCAGTGTGTTCAGCTTGTTGTTAAGCGTCGTCTGCATCTCAAACGATTCCGTTTGCATATTCAACAAAGCCACCTGCAAATCTTTGCGTTTGTCAAAGTCCGCCTCCGTGCTTTCGGAGAGCGCCATTTGCTCGTTGTGGATGCGTAGCTCCTCTTGCGCATTCTTGAGGCGCTGGGCCATCAATCCCTTCTCGATGTCGATGGCCCTTTGTGCGGCGTCGATTCTTTCGTCAAAGGTTTTGGTCGTGTCCTCGGCAATCAGGTTGTATCGCTTGATCTCCTTTCTGCCCTCCGCAAAATCTACGGCCAGCTTGCGTTGACTTACTCTCAGCTCGTTCGAGCGTTGCGCCAATACTTGACTGGCTTGGGCGGCCTCGTAAATGGCCGGAGCCATGTCTATCACCGCGTCACGAAATATCATGGCGGGCGCGGTAGCAGGTAACAGACCCAAGGCACCGTCTGCAATCTGACCAAATCCCCTTTTTGCTGTTTCTGCCGCCGCGCTAAATTCCGACTCGAAGAGCAGGGCTATGGCCTCCCCAAGAAGTCCAAGCCCGTCGATGATGCTTTCTACTTGGTCCAGGACGTATACTTTCAGCATATTGCCGAAGCCCTCAATTGCTTGTTGTGGATTGATGAACAGCTGAACCAAGAACTCCCCAAGGTGTATGACCTTATCCATCAGGGCGTCCATGACGCCGCCTAGGGTGGCCATAGCCACGCGCAGCTCTTGCGACCCTCGCTCCGTGTTTTGGAAGTACGCAACGAGAGAACCCAAAGCGACGACCAGCGCACCCACGCCTGTGGAAATAATCGCACCGCGTAAAGTCCTCATACCTCGCACCATGCCCCGGATGCCAGTAATAGCCCCCTTGAACTTGCTCGGCATCCCACCGAGCAACCCGTTTAGCTGACCAAATGCGGCATTCCCAGCATCGCCGGCTGAATCCATGGAGTCCGTCAGCCCATCGACCTCAGTCTTGACCTGGTCGACCCCTGTTACTTTTACGTTGATTTCGTAATCCTGCGCCATTCCTTATTCCTTGGAGGACTTTCCGCCACCATGACGAGGCGCCCCACTCATAGTAACCATATAACTGGAGCGAATCGGGTGTCCCGCGCAGCTCGTATTCTGCCGCTATCGTCAACACGCGCGGCACGGCTTTACCTATCCCGTCGAGGTAGTCTTTCATTCTTGCAAGATGACCCGATCGTTCACGCCCGCAATGCGTCCGCCCGCCTCCGTCAAGAGTGCGTCCCGGAATTCGACTTCGTTGGTGGCGTACAAGCGGACCATATCCACCTCCAGATTCCAGTTCAGAATCTTGTCCGCCGTCCCCGTGACTTGGAACGTCATCACGCCCCCCGTTAGGGTAGCCGAGAGGCCACGCGTCCCAGGGCTTCCGCTGGTCAGTGTGGTCCCGCTCGTCTTGGTGAACGTCACGGAGCTATCTCGGCCATTAGCTAAGAAGCGCCACGTCTCAAACTTCGAGGTAAACGCCGTCCCCGCAGTACCGCCCACCGTAGTCGAGGAGACCTTCACCGTCCCGCTTGCTATGGTGTTCTCGTCCACCTTGATGTCTGCCCCCAGTGGTGGCGTGGCGTCCGTTGGTGTGGCTCCTGTCGTCTCCGTCGATACGCTGAACTTATCGGTCACCGTTACGGATCCGCTTCCGGGGTCGACGCTGGTGGTGCTCGTCCCTACCGGAGTCACCGGGCCGGGCGTGTCTCCGTTCGTGTTGGGTATGGGGTCTTGTGCGTCCGTGGGTGTGTCGGGTACATCACCGCCTTCGTCGGAGTCTGGGTTTTGCCAGCGGCAGGTGCTGCTGTCCTCGTCATAGAACAGGCCGAAGGATTCACAGCACTCAAGGCCGGGGTCTGTGGTTGTCGTCCCGTCTGCGTCGGTAAAGGTTACCGTGCCGTTCGCATTGGATTGCGTTGGCAGGTAGTCACACGGCCCCAGAGACTGCCGCCCAAGATCGCGCAGGAACTTGCACAACGTAGGCTCTCCCGTCCCCACTTGGTAGTTCGATATTTCCGTCAGCTTGTACGTGGCTCCTAAGATGTGGAAGCGGTCATTGAAGCGCACGTTGCGTATGTCCGAGGGGGTGAGGTAGAGAGACGCTTCAAATACCCGCGCATCGCTCGAATAGATGTCCGCCAAATAGGGCTGCCAATATGTTCGATAGTATCCCCCGAGTCCGGGAGGGTTGCCCGCAATCAATGGATTGTCGGCGCTGAATGTTATGTCGGAGTTGTTCCAAAACAGGTGGCGCGAAGCGGCGTCCGATGGGCTGTCTTCATAGGGTGAACAGAATTGATATTGAGTCAATGACGAGCCCCCGATGTAAATGGTCGCCTGTGTGTTCTGTAGTCCGGTGGCGTGGAAGAGCTTTGGCGGTTGCGCCTTGGGTTTGACACCTACCCCGTCCTGCTCATAGGTGCGCGAAATCAGCACGTTGGGAAGCTCCGTGATGGGGTCGCCCTGCAAGGTGGGTACTGAGAAGACAAAGAACGGCGCGAAGATGGCCGTGTTCTTGAGCTCTCCCGTGGTGAACTCGTCGTCTATCTCTGTCGAATAAGTGCCATAGACGTGATTCAGGGTGGACGTCATATATGCGTTCCCTATGTCGCCGCTGTCTTTGTCACCAAACTCAATCCGCGCAGACTTCAGGGATGAGGTCGGGGAAAGGGTGCGCTCCTTGTCCAGGTCCAGCTTGTCGGTCCAGTAGGTATCTACCCCGTCCGCGATCCAATCCACATAGGGCTCGATAAATAGCTTCTTCGGGTCGTCAGAACTGGCCTCAATTATCAGATTAAAGCGTTGGGCCAAATCAGCGAAGAACTCCTTTTGCTTGATGCGTGGCATGGCTTGCGGCACGAGCACCTGACCACCGGGCGCAAACGTGCACATAAATTGTGTGTATGCAAATTCGTCGGCTTGAATGCCTGTCCCGGTTACGTCTATCGACGTTCCCGCTTGCAACTGATTCTCTGGAAAGTAGAACTCTACCTGCACCGCTTGCGCGGCGGCGCAAACTGCCGAGGCCGACCAGTTGACCGTTATATCGTCCTCATCGGTGGTGAGGGTGAGCGTTGTGCTTCCGATGCTGGTTGCCCCTCGTGAGATACGGGCGATGATATCGACGCTCTCCCCCGCTCCTGCATTGAGTAAACGAAAGCGAACCTTCGCCGCAAAGTGGTGCGTCCCAGATTGAGCGCATATGTACGCGTTGCTCCCCGTGTCGAAGTTATCGTCCGTATCAAAGCCCCCGTATAGGGTGGTGTTGTTTAGCGGGATTGTATTCCATTGGTCTTCGTCCGCGTTGGTGTAATCGTTCAAAGAGATCGAACACACCGCGCGGAATTGCCCGGCAGCGGTAGCCGCCACCCTTTCGGAGTGGTCGCCCAGCGTCATATAGATGGACTTGAAGTAATCCGAATCGAAGAACGCCGAGGTGTAGTTGAAGCCGTTTTGTTCAATGATTAACCGCACAACCTCAAACAGCCGAATGGACGGCTTGAGCATCTCGGCAAACAATCCCGTCTCCAGCGCGTTGGCATCAAGCAATCCATACCCCGCTTGACCCACAAGGGGCTGAGAGTCTGCCCGTAGGCCGTGATCCGCCAGCGGCACGATGACGGTCCCCGGCTCTATGGATGAAGAAACGCAGATGTTGTTGTCGAGGTCTTGCGAGGCGATGACCTTGGCGGACGTTTGGTTGTAGTTGTACCCTGTCGTGTATTGGCCGGGAGAGTTCTTGAACGCGTCACGTATCAGCTTGTTCCCCATCTCTGCAAAGAGGTCGGCTACATCGCCCAAGACGTTGACTTCATACACCTCAGCCATAAGCCTCACGGCTCGGAGTTGCATGGCCCCACGGATGACCTGGACGCCATCCTCAAAGAGTAGGACTTCAGTCTTTTGCGTAGGGTCGAAGTCCCCGTCGGAAAGGGTCACCTCGTAGAAGTGCGCAAAGAATTGGTTGTTGATATCCGTGAACGGGAGGCGAAAGGTCTGCGAGTACGGCGCATGGCGCTGCATCGTCTCCCCCGGTTTGGCCACGGCTAAATTGAGGGAGATAGACGGAGAGCCTTCGAGGTCGAGCGTGGCTTGCTCCTGCGTGTCTTGGCTGAGGGCTACGAGGCGGATCACTTTAGGCGGGGTCTGTTGCTTAGGCGCAAGGTGAACGAGTAGGAGATGAGCTGCTCATTGACTCCGGTCTTGAAGAGGTACTCCGAGCCGGTGACATGGACGGGAATAAGGTCGGTTCCTTCGATGGTAAACACAGCCCGCGATACAGCCACGTCCCGAAGGTGCTGGTTGTAGCCTTCATCCACGTAGTCGGTAGAGACTCGAACTTCTTTCTCTGCGCTGACGTTGGTGGTGGTCACGCCCCTCTCATATCCGGTGTAGTTCCAATCGGTGGAGCCGCTCACGCTGTCCCAGTTTCCGCGCGGTCGGTTGTATGTGCTCCGCTCGATGGAGGTCAAGCGCTCGGAGCTACGCTGATCGAAGTTGAAGCAATCCCACCCCCCGTGACGATTCAAGAAAAGCAACTGCTTGCGGGCGTACTTACTGCACCCCTCGTCGATGGTGAAGCGATGCACTACCGAGTCCTGAAAGGATTGGCTAACGCTGGCCGAAGCGGAGGCGTAAAGCTCATAGTAAGCCAGATTAGAGGAAGTGATGAGCGTGGTCAAGTTGGTATTTCCTGCGGCGCTTGCGTGCTCCTCTAAGTTGGCCGGACCACAGCCCAAGTATTGCACCGCTTGAGCGTCAGAGGCCGGAGCCAAGACGCCACCAACGGCGGCGATGTCGATGATGGCTGTGGCGATGGTGGTCCCGTCGGCTTGGTATCCTCGGACGATGAAGTGTGTGGCCGTCATGCCCTCAGCTCCGTAAGCCATTACGTACCCCTGCTCGGTTCCGATGCGGTGCTCTCGGACCTTGCCAAAGGTTGCACCGAATCCAGCGTCTACCCCAAGACTGGGCGCGGAGCTCATGAAGTTGTCTGTCGGGGCGTTCATTTGAAAGCGTCCATCCCCACGGGCGTATCCTTCGCCCTCATTGATGAACTCGTCCCGGAAGGCAAAGAATGTCGTGTCGTCTTCGTTGAGCGATTCTACGGGCGCACTGGTGGCTGTCGTGGCGTTCTCATGGCCAAGCTCTAAAGTGAACTCACGGGCGGGTTGTTGCTGGTAGCTTGTGCCGATGACGTCGGCAGGGTCGAAGCCGGTCCGGCCCAACGTGAGGACATTGGCAGCGGTGGAGTTGGAGTTGACCACGTTCGGCCCGATGTAGTCGTCGCAGATGCGCCCGATGTCAAAGACCGCCGAGAGGTTCGTGGAGCTCAGTGGGTGCGTCTTCAGTGTGGCCACGGTAGCCCCGCCCACCTTCACCACCAAGATGAAGCGATACTTGTAGTATGTCCCCGCTACGGTCTCCCTCACCTGGATGATGAGCGGATCGGCTGTCGATTGGTAGTCGGTAGCGTTGGGGATAAATTCAAACTGGGCCGCCATTGAGTAAGAGTTTTATTACGTTGCCTATATCGTCCGCCACGGCCTTCTCTAATTTCAGCCGGTATTTCTTAAGCGTCCGGTCGTAAGCGTTCGTGAAGAAATAGGAGGGCTTGATGCCGGTTTGATATATGGAGCGCGAGATGGCGAACACCATGCCCTTGCGAGAGGCGAAGCGACCCCCAGCCCCGCGTGGGGCGATGCCTTTCTTGACGACCCATTTATCGATAGCCGGACGCAACCCACCCGACGGACCCGATCCCGTCCCAAACTTAAACGGCGAGCGTGGGGCCTTGGCCGAGGATAGGGCGCCCCGTACTCCCTCGTCTACGAATCCGGCGTAGTCGGCCCCTGGAAAGCTGAAGCGTAGGTTTAGGCTCTTCTCGTTGCGGCTGACGCTCTGCTCGTATTTGATAGAGTTGTACAGGTTGCCGGTGACCACCTTGCCCCGTGCCTTGAGGCTGATTCGGGCGCGGCGTCGTACCTCCTTGCCCATCTTGCCCAGCTCCTTCATGGAGTTGGTCATGGGGACGCGTGTGCCGTCTATGGTTATGTGGGTCTTCATGCGAAGGCCGCCGCGCAAAGGTCGAGCTCGTTGGAGGTCACAAGCTGCACCGTGCCCACCCACCCCGTGAGGAGATTGTCGAAGCGAGCCGTGAAGGGTTCGCAGTCCACAGGTAGCGAAATGGTCACATCTCTATCCACGTCGCTCTGGGCGCTCAAGACCTGGGCGTACTGGCTGATGATATCGTTCAACGTGCGGAGCGTGTCCGAGTATTGCTCTTGGGCGTCTGTCTGTCCGGGCAAGATCATGTCCATGACAAGGATATCAAGCGAGTAGGTCATAGTCCCCCGCTCGATACTTGCGCCGCTGATGTCGGCGTAACAGATGGGGTACTTGTCGCCGGCCAGCTTCTGAATGTCTACCTCTGACATCTCTCCCTCCTTAAAGGAGCGGATGAAGCGGTGGGATAGAGCGACGCTTCCGAGCTCGTCAATGATTTGGTTAATGGTTCTCATAGGTTCATTTTTTGTTTTTCGAGGAGGGCGCGGTCTTGTTCATAGGCCAACCAAGCGAGGGCCGTTTCGAGGTGCGTCCTTTCAACCTGCGGTAGTTTAGTAATGTCCTCCCCTGCGAGATGGACAAACGTGGCGAACCATCCGTATTTCTCGGATAGCTTGGATCCTTCACCGCCTGTGAAAAGTTGTGCAAAGCGACCGCTAATGCGTTTCCGGTACGCAAAAAAAAAGCGGCCGCACCGAGTGCGTGGCCCATCTTCATCTCCTGGAAGTACTCCGAGCGGTCCTCGCCGTCGTAGTCTGCGATGCGGTAAAATTCACCATGCTCCTCTACGATGGGTCGGTACAGGATGCCCATGACCTGGGGCAGGTGTTTGTCGAGGGAGTCCGCGCACAACGTTTCGATGTCTGCGAATTCGGCCACCGTAATCCGTGAGAGGTTAGGGTGGAAGCCGTAGCGTTGATCCAGTTCAATGGTCCGTTCAAGTGGGTGGTCTTCGTCATACTTGTCGAGGATGCCCCCTATCACACCTCCGATGTGTTGGATGTCGGCTTGCTCCATGGCCATCACTTCCGCCCGCTCTAAGTGGCAGAGGATGCATATGGTCTGCACTACCTGCTCCAGCTCATTGGAGTCCGGGATGTCACGGACCTCCATGTATTGGGAGATAGTGATGTCGTAGAGCGTCTCCGGAATGCTGATGGTCTTCTTCACGTTATCAAATAGACGAAACTTCGGGACATAAAAAAAGGCCCCGAAGGGCCTGTCTGCGGGATTGGGTTTCCCTTACTGCTTGGCAGCTTGGGCGAGCTTGCCTTCCGCTGGCTTGAGAATCTCCCAAATCTTGCGGACCTCGCTGCGCTCCTTAAAGGTCGCCTCCAGCTCTTCGCAGTTGTTCAAGCGGAGAACGTTGCGGGCGAAGCTGATGAAGGCAGACTGCAACTCGGCTACGTCCACCATCAGACGTCCCATGACCTTGCGACGGTTGTCGCTGGTGTCGACCTTGTGAAGGTCCTCGTACATCATCCCGGCAACTGCACAACTGCGTGAAGCTTCGCGAAGACGTTGGCCCTCGGTGCTCATGTCACCTTCAAAGGTGAAGTGAAACACTTCGGTGGACAAAAGCTGCACCTTGCGTCCAGCGGTGATGCCCTTTTGGGCGGGAATAGAGAGGGCAGTTGCCATCGCTCTGGGTCGCTTAGGGTTTTGGGCTGGGTGGGTTAGGCTCCCGTCCCCGTCCTAAGACATAGCAAATATACAACTATCTTTTGCATATACAAGCGTAAACGCAAAAATAATTCGCTTTTATGCGAGGAAGTAGGAACCAGACCGGGAGGTGGTGAGCAAGTTCAAACACACGTACCGCACCGCGTCAATGCCGTGGTTGTCTTTGTCCACGGGTCTGTTGAGGTTGCGCCCGTTCTTGTCCTGCTCC